CAATCGGGACTGCCCTCGTCCCACCGCATCACCCTGATGCAGGACAACCGCACGCAGATGGTGTGGAAAAACCGCTCGCGCGTCTTCTTTCAGACGGCCGGAGGCAAGACCAAGGGCGGCGGCGGGCGCGGCAAGGGCATCATCTTTTTGCATGGCACCGAGACGGGATTTTGGAACGACGAGGAAACGCTCAAGTCCATCCTGTCCTCGCTGGCCGAGAAGAACCCCGCTCGACTGCACGTCTTTGAATCGACCGCGCACGGCGACAACATGTTCAAGGACATGTACGACGACGCCTGCAACGCGGTCACGCAGACGGGCATCTTCATCGGCTGGTGGCGCAACGAGCTGTACCACGTCCACCAAGATTCGAGCGAGTACAAGGCGTATTGGGACGGCGTGCTCACCCCCAACGAGCGCGACTGGCACCGCGCCATCAAGCTCAAGTACAAGATCGAGCTGAACTCACGGCAAATCGCGTGGTACCGCTGGTTCCTGGCCGAGAAGATGGGCGACGACGAGAAGATGATGCTCCAGGAGCATCCCTGGCTCGATGAGCAGGCCTTCCAGCTCTCGGGCTCGAACTTCTTCACGCTGTCCAAGATCGCGGAGCTGAAAAAGCGCATCGAAGCCGAGGACGAACCCGAGTGGTTCACCTTCCGATTCGCCGAGAAGTTCGCCGACGCGGCGATCATCCCCACCATCGAGCGCAATGCGTGCCTGGCCATCTGGGAGCACCCCCAGCCGGACGGCTTCTACGTCGTGGGCGCCGACCCGGCCTATGGCTCGTCCTCGTGGAAAGACCAGTTCTGCGCGCAGGTGTACCGCTGCTACGCCGACAAGATCGAACAGGTGGCCGAGTTCTGCACCACCGAGTGCCGGCCCGACCAGTTCGCCTGGGTGCTGTGCTACCTGTGCGGCATCTACGGCAACTGCATCCTGAACCTGGAGCAAAACGGCCCGGGCGCGCAGGTGCAGCAGGAAATCCAGACCTTGCAACGCATCGCCGCGACCGTCACGCCTGATGCGGGCGATCCGTCCATCTACAACTTCCTGGGCGGCATGAAGGCGTACCTGTACAAGCGCCTCGATTCGTTCGGGGTGGGCATCGGGGCCATCGGCTGGATCACCACCGACCGCACCAAGGAGCGCATGATGAACGCGTTCCGCGACCTGACCGAGCGCGACGAGATGATCCACCACTCGCTTGAACTCATGGACGAGTGCCGCAGCGTCGTGCGCGACGATGGCACCATCGCTTCGCCGGGCCGCAAGAAGGACGACCGCGTGATTGCCGGCGCGCTGGCGGTCATGCCCTATGTGGGCACGATGAAGTTGAAACTCATGCAGATGGGCGAGACCTTGAGCGTTGCCAAGGGCCGCAAGCAGGTGCGCGAGGAGCGCGGCCAGGAGCAGACCGGCGCCGAAACGGCCATCGAACGAACTGTCCGCAACCACCTCACCCGCCTAGGGATCGCACGATGAAAACCAATTGGATTGACTTGAACGAACTCATGCCTGAACCGGAGGTTTTTGTCCTGACCTGGAACGGGAAAAAGGTAGGGGTGGATTGGTGGGGCAGTATTCGACACCGAGGCGATGGCGTGACTCACTGGCTTCCTTTTGAGTGCCCGCCGGGCGCGAGCGACATGTACGGCCTCCACTCGCTTCCCGATCATGATCGATGAGGACGAAATCTACCGCCGCGTCAGGCGCTTCCTGGAACTGCCGCGCGAGGGGCGCCCCGTCAAGAGCTACACCATCACCCGCATGGCGGGCCTGGACGAGCGCGCCTTGAAGCTCATGATGGCAGGGCACCGGATGCGCCCCGATCGCCTGCGCCGGCTGTCTCGCGTGCTGGAGCTGCTCGAAGACGGCCGCATCCCCGACGTGGACGCCCTGCCCCATGGCGCCAAGCGTTACCGACACCTCAAGCTCAAGCGCGACCCCGAGCCGCCTTGTCAACCCCTGATGGTGCTTGACCTGACTAGCGGCAAGCCCAGAATGGTGGCCGCGTTCGTCAATCCAAACACCCTCCCTGAACTCGCAATCACCCGCGTGAGGAAGTAAACATGGCAGTCCGCAAGGAATACAAATGCATGGCCCACGGCTACTTCGAGGCCGTGACCGACGACGAAACGCCCCGCTGCCCTCGCGGCTGTGACTGCGTGGAGCGGGCCTTTCTCACGCCGGCCGGGGTCAGCACCTCGGGCAAGACCCGCTTTGTGGACAAGACCATGCGCGAGCTGGCCGAGCGCTTTGGCATGACCAACATGTCCAACGCCAACGGCGACAGCGTGATTCACAACCAGGCCAAGGACGCTCAGCGCCGCATGGCCAGCCAAGACCTCGCGCCCATCTGGAAGTCCATGGGCGACAACCGTCAGGCGCAGGCCGCGCAACTCGGGGCCTCCGAGGACGTGCGCGACAAGATCGCAGGCGCCGTGCTGGCCGGCGGCAACATCGGCGGGGCGGGCGTGACAGAAGGCCAGTTTGCCAAGCCCCACATCAGCGAAGGCAAGGGCTGGAGCGACGCGAGTATCCTCAAGGGCGCGCTGGCCGAGGGCCAGAAAAACCAGGGTCAAGCATGAAAATCCCAACCGACAAGCTGATGCGTCTGGGCTTCTACAAGGACGTGGCCGACTCCTGCTGCGCCTCGATGGAAGACCGCCGTGACCGCTATTCGCAGAATCGGTACTACTGGCTCCACGGCTCGGCCCCGGGCGAGGAGCCCTCGGCCTGGAACCGCATCTACCCACACATCGAGCTCGTGTCCTCGTTCCTGTACGCGCAGGAGTCCACGCGGTTCTCCATCGAATTCGGCGACAGCGTGCCCGACGTGAATCACGCGTTTGCCGAGCCCTTCCAAAAGCGCCTGAACAACAAGTGGAAGGACTGCGGGGCGGACAACATCTTCTCGCAGGTACTGGTCAAGTCGCTGGTCTACGATTCGGCGCTTCTCAAGATCAACCGCCGCAACGGCGGCATCCTGCCCTACGTTGTCGAGCCCGGCCAGTTCGGCGTGCTGCGCGAGGATCAGATGATGCTCGACCGGCAAGAGGCTTTCGTCCACACCTACCAAATCACGCTGACCGAGTTGCACGCCCGCCTGGCCGAGCACCCCAAGCGCAACGAACTGATGATGATGGCCAACACCGTGGGCCAGAAGGCCAGCGGCACCGGGCCAGCGCAGCAGCAAAAGATCGACCTGTCCGCGTTCATGCCCAACGTTCTGGGCCGCGTCAACGACGTGACCGGCTCGGCATCCGAAGCGCAGACGTACCTTCCCAAGCTGTCGATCGACATGGCCGACATGACCGAGCTGTGGGTGTGGAACGACGAAACCGAGGACTGGCAGACGGTCACCATGATCGGCACCGAGGCGGTGGTGTACGACCGGCAGAACATCTTCCTGCCGCGCCGCACTGGCCGCTACCCCTGCGAGCCTGAGCACCCGTTCGTGCAAATGTGCCCGTCGCCCATGTCGGACTACTTCTGGGGCATCAGCGAGGTGTCGCGCCTCAAGGAACTCCAGGACTACCGCAATAAGCGCATGGGCGAAATTCAGCAGCTCCTGGCCAAGCAGGTCGATCCTCCGACCTCCTACAGCGGCCAGGGCATCCAGGAGGAGAAGTCGCGAGCTTGGGGCATTGCCGGCTCGTTCCTGAGCATGGGGCCGGGCGAAAAGTTGGAGGAGCATGCCCCGACGATCCCCACCAACATGTGGGACGACATCCACGAGAACGACCAGGCCTTCATGGAGGCCTCGGGCATCTCCAACATCATGTCCGGCCGGGGCGATTCAGGCGTTCGCTCGAAGGGGCAGACCACCGAACTGGCCCGGCTCGGGAGTGCCCGCATCAAGAATCGCGGGATGCGGGTGGAGAGCGCTCTGGAGAAGGTCGCGCAGCTGTGCGCCAAGTGTCTTGTGGTGGACGACGTTGACCCGATGACGGCCAAAGTGGGGGCGAAGACCGTCGAGGTGATCCCGGCGCAGATGTCGGACGACTTCTCGATCAAGGTCGATGCCCACTCCAACAGCCCCATCTTCGTCGAGAGCATGAAGCAGGACGCCGAAGTCCTGTTCAAGGCGCAGGTCATCACCCCCGAGCGCTTCGTCATGATGATGAACCCGCCCATGAAGGAAGAATGCCTGCGGGACTTGCGCGAGAAGATCATTCCCGCCAAGGAAAAGGCCGCCCAGGAGCAGCAGGCCCTCGAAGCCCAAAAGGCAGCGGGCGCCAACGGCGGCAAGCCGCCCCTGTCGGTGGCGGGCTAGGCAAGCCAATTGCGCGCCACGTTCGGGAACTCGTCCCAGGCGATGCGACCGGCCAGACGCTTGGCGATCTTGTAGCGCCGATGCAGGATGCGGGCCACGAGCGGGCTCTGCCGGCGCAACTCGACCCAGAACAGCGCCAGCTTGTGCCGGTGCGTGCGAAATTCGAGGGCCGCACGGCTCAGTGACATGACGCGAGCCTCTCAAACATCGTCCATACCGCCATCCCCAGCGCTGAGACGCCAATCACGATGATGGCGATCAGGGCAAGTCGCGTGCAGACCTCGACAAAGTGGCTCATTTGCCGCCCCCGATGATGAGCGCCGACACGAACACCAGCGCCGCGAGCATGAACAAGGCCGCCAGCACGATCAGGCCGTAGCCCCACGCCATGATGAAGAACTCGTGCCAGCTCATTGGTCTTCCCCCGGCCCGCCCAGGTACTCGATCCAGCAGTTGAAGCAGATCCACAGCACCACGACAGCGACAAGGTAGCCGATCATTTCCAGGCCCCCAGGCGATGATCCATCGCGCTGATGGTACCCAGACCCTCGGGCGAGGATTTCGGCGCAGGAATGGCCGGTTCCGGGGCCGGCAGGGGCGCCCGCATCGCCATGATGCCGCGCACGTCTGCCGATTGGACGGCCGGATGCGTGATGGCCACCGAAATGGCAACCACATCGTCGGGCGAGAGTTGCGACAGCACGGCGTTGTGCTGCGCGAGGTCATTGACCGGAGAAAGAGCGCAGAGCTTGCGGTGGATGATGGCGCAAAGTTGCTCGCTGGCTCCCGTCAGGGACAGCTTTTCGGCCGCGCCGGTCAGCGCCGGGAACGGATTGGGCGTCCAAATTCTTTCCGAAATCTTGTTCACATTGCTCTCCGTGATTGGTGTGAGTGAACTCTACGCCAACGCGGACGAACTCGGCAATGAGATTTGACTATCGCCACGTCAGCGGCGATCATTGAGGGACACCCGGCTAGGCTGATCCCCGAAAAGGCGAACTCCTCCCTCGCTCTGCCGTCAGTGTCTCTCAGGGAGAACTGTCGAGGCAGTGCATGAACTACTACTCGTTCCACATCGGCGACTACGCCGTGCGGACTCGCCATCTTTCTCCGATGGAAGACCTCGCTTACAGGCGGATGCTCGACCTGTACTACACGCGAGACGGCGCCCTCCCAAGCGAACCAGAAAAGATCGCGCACCTGATTGGCTTGCGCGAGCACGCCGAAGAAGTTCGGGCGATTCTTTGCGAATTCTTCTCGCAAAACCAGGAGGGGCTTTGGTTCAACGAGCGGTGCGATGAGGAAATCGCAAAAACGCTCGCCATCATCGAGCGCGCCAAGAACAACGGCAAGGGCGGCGGTCGCCCCAAGAAAACCCAGCAGGAACCCGCCAGGAACCCAGCAGGAACCCGGTCGGTTTCGTCTGGGAACCCAGCAGGAACCCAGCAGGAACCCAGCGGAAACCCAGCAGAAACCCGCTCTGGGTACCCATTACCCATTACCCAATCCCATATATCCCCCCCTACCCCCCCTCAGGTCGGGGGGGCTGTGGATAACTTCGAACCCGAACAGCCAACAGCCGAACAGCCGAAACAGCCAAGAGCGCCCAGAAGGAGGCAGGCGGTTGAGCCTCCGGTCACCGTCGCGGAGAATCCTCAGTACCTCGAAACCAAGGCTCGATTGGCCATGGAAGAGGCTAGGGAATACACCGCACCTCCTGCCGCTGTTTTGGCGTTGAAGGCGAAGCTGCCGAGGGTGTAGATTTTTCGCGCGAATCTGCTCGACGTTCGGAAATTTTTAGCCGACCATAGCCAGCGCGCCTGCGATCCGGTTTCTGGCGGCGATCTTCCATCAGACCCGCATTCATGAGCGCCGCAGTGATGTGCATCATGGTTGACAGTCCAGCGATAGTCAGTTTCAATGGCTGTGCCGCCCCTAGAAAGTCGGCCGGTTTGGCGAAACTCCGCAAGTTCGCTCCTACAGCACCAAGGAAACACCATGGCACGCCGGAAGGGCCGTAAGAGCCGCCGCTAATCCAGCCCCGCTGGAAAGCGCGAGTTCTTCGCAAAAAGGGAGCCTCTCGGAGTCAAATCCGGGAGGCTTTTCTCTTTCCTGTTGACTTGCAATCACGGATTCGCGTTTAATAGCGAGCAACTATCACCCGCTTCATGCAGATCCCGACTACCCCCGGCCCGAACCCCTCCGCGCAAATGCCAGGGGCTGGTGCCGGCGCCGCTGTCGGAATGCCGTCGCAGTCTCAGGGCTCACCAGCAATGACCGCGCCCGGTGGCGCGCCGATGGCGACCCCGCAGCCGCCCAAAGGCCTGCAACAGGCCGAAAAAGTCCACGTGATGATGTCCATGGACTTGCTGGCGCAGGCGATCCCGGCCCTCGGCCCGAACTCCGAGGAGGGGCAGGCGGTCATGAAGGCGCTGCAAATCCTGTCCAAGCAATTTGGCAAGACGCAGGACAAGTCCCGCGAGCTGGTGCCGGCCGAAATCATGCAGCTTCTGTCCGCTCTGCCCCAGGCAGGTGGCGGCAACCCGGGTGCCAAGGCCATGGCGATGCCAGGCGCGGGCGCTCCCCCTCTCCCGCAGTGAAGGAACCATCATGGGCCTGTTCAAACCCGCCGAAAAGGGCATGCGTATGCCGCTGGACAACGACCGCACCAACGGCCGTGTCGTGAATCCGCCGCGCTTCTCGCAGGTGGGCAAGCTCGATGGCCCGTCCAAGGGTGTCAAGAAGAACCAGATGACGATCCAAGGCCCGGGCGCGGTCACCTCGGTCAAGAAGGGCTGATTGCCATGACCACCGTGACGCTTTCCAACCTCACGGCCGACAAGGTGACCGTGGTTCTGCCGTCGGGCGAAACCATCGTCGCCAGCGCGGCGGGCGTCAGCGTCTCGACGGCCCCGGAGGTCACCAATGTCGTGGATCAATCGCCTGTGGCAGCGCCTGCGCCGGCCGCCGCCGCCAGCCCTGC